AGCTCAACAGGTGGTGGTACTGGATCAGGTACAGCTCCATTATTAGCAAATATTATTGAGGCTACATTTGCAGATACAAAGGTTATAATGGTTGGTGTATTACCTGTAAACAATGAGGCATTGTCTGCTCATGTTAATACTCTTGAATATCTCAATGAGTTGTACAAGGTGATGGAAAATCAGACATACATGTTATATGATAATGACAAGTGTTCTGGTATGCCATCATATAAGTTACTTGAGAAGGTAAATAATGAGATAGTGAAGGATATTGATGTACTTAGATGTACATACAACTTTACTACTAAGCTTGATAGCATTGATGACAGGGATGCCAAAAGACTTATATCCTTCCCAGGAAGAATAGTTATCTCAAGGGTAGAAGATTTCAAAGAGAAAGATACAGACAATATGAGTATCGAAGATATGCTCATCGATAATATTAAGAAGAATTGTCATGTAGATGCTCAGAGAGACAAGAAGATTATGGCATCTGGAATAATTACAAATCTTTCTCAGGTATTAACTGAGGAGTTTGATAATAATATTCCAAAGGTTAGAGATTTCACAGGAGATCCAATTCATGCGTTCAATCATATCTATGTGAACGATGACAGAAAGATGCCAAACAACGTATATCTTATTATGTCAGGTTTAACTCCTGTTAATGATAAGATAAATCTAATATCGGATAGAATAGAAGAAATTGAATCAAGACAGAAAACACTGGAAGATGATGATGCTTTAGCAGCAGTTGGACTTGATGCTTTATCTTCAAAGATATCAGATAATTCAAAACCAAATGATGCAACAACTGTAGACCTGAAGGACATCTTTGGTAAATTCATGTAAAGATAAAAGTAGATAGAGTGATAATAATTTATCACCCTATCTACATCTTTGTAATGATGTATTAATGGTCGAAGTTTGTTGATTCATTATACAAAACAAAATTTATTTTTTGGAGGTACCTTAAATGGGAAAAGAAACAAAGAAAATTAGAATCAATGACAATGTCAAAGAGTTCGCAAAGCTTACTCTTAAGAAGTATAAGAAGGAAAATGGAAACTTCTTTGATTCTAAGAAGGAGACAAAAGCGTCTTATTATATGTCCTTGGTTGACCTATTGCCAGATGTAATAGAGTTTGTAATTAAACATGGGCATCTTCCGAATCAGGAGATTCAGGAGATAAAGACATACATCTATCAGAAGTTGACAGATTATGACTTTATCAAAGTATTAAAGAAAGAAATCAAGCACGGTAATAAGATTAAGAATATCAAGTTATTCCCAATTATTATTGGAGAGATTCTTGAGGAAGCAAAGAAGGTAAATGATCAGCTTCTTGCACAGAATAAGGATGCTGAGACATATAGAATGGATGACATTCAGGAACTTCTTCAGCTCATATTAAAGAAGAGATTAAAGAAGTTTGCTAAGGCAGGAATTGATGTAGCAACATCACTGGATATTCTCACGACAATACCATGTGATGAAGCTTTGAATATTAGTCAATTCTACAGAATTAAATCATTCTTTGATTGTCTGTATGAGCATGTAAAAGGAGTTGCAATTCCATTTGAGACAGTAATGGAGTTGGTGACAGATGAAGAGTATTACCCAATGTTTATAACATTTGCTCTTCTTGAAAGAAAAGAGAGATTTGCTAAGTTTACAGAAGCACAGAAGACTCTCTATGTAGACATTTCAACTTGGTGTTTCAAGACAATGGAATCAAGTAAGACAGATACAATCAAGTCAATCATCAATGTCTACATTAATGGTAGAAAGAGAGATGACTCACAGGGCAAAGACGGAAACAGAAGATACAACTTGGCTACATTGGTACCTGATGATTATCCAAAGATAACAAAGGTAATCAATGCAATGCTTAGCCATGATGACAGCATTAAGAAGTACTTGTAGGAAGGATCGTTATGTTATACGACGTAAGTATCGGGAAACCCAAAAATAAACATAACTGGGAGATTTTCAAAGATAAGTATGGTTCTACTTTTGTATCTTCCAAAGCTCTTAAACAAAGGATACGATTAGGTGGAGGGGTTGATGAAATATGCAACCCTGTAGTATCTGAAGAGGTCCCAAATGAGTGGTTCGATAGTTATATCACAGGATATGAGCTATGCGACAATATAAAATTTTCTAATAGTAATAGAAATATGAATCTTACTGCTATTAGATTAAATGAAAGAAACGAGTCAGATAAGATGGAGTATAATATTTGCTATGTAAGTTTTAATCCATCTGAATACGAATTGATAGACTATAGTTTAGCACCACAGGCTGGTGTAAATATAGTACAGACATTTAGATCATGGAATGATTTTCAGGGTTGTGCAGTACAGTATACTTCACTATATAGTGCATTAATTAAAATGACTCTTAGAAGTATAGAGTCAGATACGTATCATGATGTGATGATTGGTGTCGATGAAGGTAATAAGATAAAAGTTATTGTTAGACCACTTGATGTAACAGATTTACTTAATGCTATGGAAATAGCAAAGAAGTTAAAAAAGAGTGGTAATAAAACAAAGCATTTCGGTATTACCTTTGCAAAGAGATTTATTCCTACTATAGGAGTATTTGTCAATGCAGGTGAGGGCGATGATAAACTTCTAAGTTTAAGAAATAATGCAGTATGTGATAAAGATGCTGTTGTTATAGCATTAGAAGATGAGAAATCATTATTTAACATTACTGATACTGTAGAAAAAATAATAGTAGATGAGTTGGTTAATAAGAAGATCAAAGCTATCACTATTGTGGATTTACAATTACCACCAGACTTCTGTAAGAAGTATAATATAGATTATGTGTTCGATTATAATCTAGATACGTTCAAGACAAAATGTATTCGTGGTAAATAAAATCAGATAATAGATTCAACCATATATTATCTTAGTGAAACTAATTAACAATATTTTCAAAAATAAGGAGGGGCTTTTACATGGCTCAGAAAAACAAACTCGTAGTAAAGATTTCATCTATGTTAAACAAGAAAGGCGAAATCAAGGGTAGTAACAAGAAAGAGACAAAGGCAGCAAAAGATGGCTGTCCTCATTGGAAAATCAATAAGAAAGGAAAAGTAGTTCCTAATATTGATGTAGTTGGCGATTATGCAATTTGTCGTGGTTGCGGTGCAAAGATTCCACTTCAGTTCTATGACAATGATAAGCTGAAAGAAACACTCGGTGGAATGAAGGAATTAAACAACCAGGCTAAGTTCTTATCAATTGCTACCAACAGTGGTGAAGAGATGTCTGCTCTGTTCTCAAAGACGGGAGTGCTTCTTGGTATATATAAGAAGAATTACAAGAAGCTCAGGAAGATTGCAGAGAAGCAGTCAAATATTACTGGCGGTAAGAAGGGTAAGAAAAATAAAAATAAAGGAAATGGTGGAACATCATCAGATGCATTCGGTAGCTGGGGTTCTATGTAATTAAATTCCTTGATCAAGTAATTTAAAAAACTTGGGTATGTGTGTAATGCACATACCCATATTTTTTTATAAGTATCATTTAAATAAAAATACACGAGTACTACCTCGGATAAGATAGTATTTTTAAAATAACAAAGAAGTAAGTCAAGTATTTATAGTAATTAATAATACTTTGAGAAAGGAAATAGGTTATGTACAATGATACAGAATTAATGCACCTTGAGAACGATATTCAGAAAATACAAGTTAAGACTAATATGTATATTAATGAATATGGGGAACAAGGTGCGTTTCATTTGGCTAGGGAGATTATTCAAAATAACTTTGATGAGTGTATTGACCCAGAATCTCCTGGTAATAAAATAGATATATCTTATGATATGGATACAGATATTCTTAAAGTATCTGATAACGGAAGAAGTTTTAATGAGAGTAAATACTCAATGAGAGTATTCATGACTACTCTCCAGAGTGGTAGTAAATTTAATAGAAGTGCTGGAGTAGATAGTAGTGGTGAGTTTGGTGTAGGTATGACAGTAGTTAATGCCTTATCAGATTATTTCAAAGTAATTGCTTATAGAGATAAAGAAGAAACCATACACACTGTAGAATTTAAAGAAGGTGTATTAGTAACAGATAAGATAGAAAAGAATAAGAAAGGTTTAAGAGGTACTACTGTAGAATTTAGAGTATCTAAAAAGTATATGGGTAATGATGCTAAATTACCTATAGAAGATGTAATGAACTGGTTAGATTCATTATTCTATCTTAATTCAAATAACTTGAAAAAGAATAATATAAAAGCAACTCTTACAGTATATGAGGGAACTGATGTTGTAAATAGTATCAAATACAAACCAAAGGATTTCTCTGATTTAATAACAAAGATAATTCCATCTTCTTTAAAGAAGAAAGACTTATCTGATGTTTGTTATATAAATGGAGATACTAAATTGATAGAACCTACTAAAGTATTAGTAGAAAATAAGAATGGTACTACAGAAGTTGCTATGCAAGATATAGAGAAAAATATCCATATGGATATAGCTTTCTTATATTGTATTAATGAGTCATATAATGACCCAGCTTTATACGATACTTATTGTAACTATACAAATACTACTGATAATGGAAGTCATTTAGATGCATTTGATGAAGCATATTGTAGATGGTTACAGAATAAAGTTAATGAATCGATGAGTGAAGCTCAGAGAAATAAACTTAAAGTAACATGGGAAGATTGTAGAACTAATTTGTATTGTGTATTAAGTTTATCAACTAATGCTCAGGTAGGATTTGTTGGTAACGCTAAACAGAAAATACAGTGTCCAAATTTAGTTCCATATATGAAAGAATTAATTAATAATGCTCTTGATGAGTATTTCAATATGAATAGTGGATTACTTAATGATATAATAAAAATAGTTAAGGTTAATACTAAAGCTAGACAGGATATGATTAAAGCTAAATCTGCTACTAGTATAGAAAAGCTAAATACGTTCAAAGAGCATGAAATGACCAATTACATTAGACCTAATAATACAGGTAAAAAGTTCAAAGAACTCTATTTAGTCGAAGGAAACTCGGCTTCAGGTTCAGCTAGAAATGGTTCTGACCCAGATACTCAAGGATTTTTCCTATTTAGAGGAGTTACTCTAAATCCAGTTAAATCGTCATTAACAGAAGTTATGGCTAATAAAGAGTGGAGGGATTTAGTTACTGTATTAAAGTGTGGTATTGGTCCAAAATTCGATTTATCTAAATTATACTTTGATAGAATTAATATATTCACAGATTCAGATATAGATGGATATAATATTTCTGCAGGTATGTTAGCATTCTTTTATATATTTATGAGACCTATAATAGAAGCAGGTAAACTGTATAAAGTATATGCTCCGTTATACTCATTATATGACAAGGAACACCCATTCGTTATAACTAAATCAGAACTGTCTGAATTATACCATAAGAAAATAGTTAAGCAGTATAAAATTAAGCTTATGGGTAGTGATAGATATATGTCTAAAGACGAAATATTTGATTTCTTGTCGGATACTTTTGACTATATGGAGAATTTAGTGAGAGCTGCTAAAGAGAGTGGGAATATTAATAAATTCCTCATTGATGAAATTATAAGTTCATTAATTGAACTTGGTGTAGTAAGAAATGAAAATGATTTTGACGATATTGATAAAACTTTCAGTAATCAGAAGTTCATTACTAAGTTTATGAGCCGTATACAAAAGAAATATAAAGAAATTGTATTAGAAGATGGAGCTAGAATAACTGGTGTTATCGACGGTAAATATGTATTAATAAAGATATCAAAAAGATTCTTTATGAAGACATCATATATTATACCAATAATACAAAAATATGGTCAGGTTATTGAGGTTAAAGAAAAAGATAAAGAACCAGTATTTATGACTATAGCAGAATTTTTAGAGTCTTGTACCAAATTACTTCCTAAGATTAAAACCCGTTTTAAGGGACTTGGAGAGTTAGATGGTAAAGAGTTATTTAAGAGCACACTGGATATTAATAACAGAGTATCTGTTCAGTATACTGTAGATGATGTTGAAAAGGAATTGGGTATATTTAATATAACCCATGGTGGTTCAAAAACAGATGCTGAACAGAGAAAAGAGATGATGAAGGCTTATAAGATTAAGCGTGAAGATTTGGATAATTAATAGAGAGGTGTGTAAATGGCTAAGAAGAGCAAAAGAAATAAAAAAGATATCCAGATGGATAATAAGCTGGATAAATTATTAAGTGATGAGTATGGAGAAAGATTTGGTAATGAGAAAATTATTCAAAGTAATATTGCCGAAGCTGCTTTAGAATATTCAAAACTATTTGGTGCTAATAAGAATCTTTATAGAACTATAGCATCATTGATAGATGGGTTAAAACCAGGTAAGAGAAGATTATTCTATTCTTGGTGGGAATTGGAGAATAAACCAACTAATACAAAGAGAGAAACTCTTAATAGATTGAGGTCTATAAAAGTAGATAGATTATCTTCAAATACTATTAACTACCACCCTCATGGAAATACAGCAGTTGATGATGTTATTGGTGGAGAAGGACAATATTGGTCTAATAATGTAATGACCATAGTACCTCAAGGTTCTTATGGAAATATGAGAGGTGATGAACCTGCAGCTGGAAGATATAGAGAGGCTAAATTATCTGAGTATACAATAGACTGCTTCTTTGAAGATTTTGATAAATATTGTGTACCAATGAAACTCGGATATGATGGGGAATTATATGAGCCAGAATTTCTACCAGCTAAGTATCCTCATATATTATTCAATCCACAGTTTAGTGGTATTGGTTATGGATTGGCTTCTAATATACCACCATTTAATGTAAGTGAAGTTTTAGATGCTACTATATCTCTTATAAAGAATCCTAAAGCAAATATTCTATTAATACCAGATTCTCCAACAGGTTCTGATATAATAGATAATGGAACTTTTAAAGAGATGAATAATACTGGTAGAGGTAAAGTTGTATTTAGAGCAACTTCTGAGATAGATTATCAGGATAATGTAATAAGGATAACTTCATTACCATACAATATTAACTCTAAGTCAGTTATAGCAAAGATAATTGAATTAATCAATAAAGGTACTATTAAAGATATACAAGAAATTCAAGATAGTACTAAAGAAGGAGAAGTTGATATTAAGATAAAACTTAAACCATCAGCTAAACCAGATTTAGTATTAAAGAAGTTATATAAGAAAGGTACTGGATTAAAATTCACTTATCCTTGTGGAATAACTGTAATAGATGACTATCAAGAATATGAGTATGGTATAAAAGAATTATTACTTAACTGGATTGATTATAGATTAGATATAGTTCGTTCCATGTTCTTGAATAATCTACAAATTACTCTTACTAAACAAAAGATGAATGAAGTTCTATTAATGGTATTCAATAAGAATAATATTGATACCACTATTAGTATAGCAAAGACATCTAAGAGTAGAAAAGAGACTATAGAGAGATTAATGGAGAAGTTTAAAATAACCTCTGTACAAGCAGGTGTAATTGCTGACATGAAGGTATATAACTTCAATGAAGATAGCTATAATAGTTATAAAGAAGATAGCATTAAGTTAGAAGAAGAGTTAAACACCATTAATGAAATTCTTCAAGATGATAATAAGTTGGAAGAGTTTGTGATTAACCAACTTAAAGAAGGAAAGAAGAAATGGGGTAGACCAAGAAAATCTAAGGTAGTTAAAGAAGATGATGAGTTAGAGAATATTCCTGATATAGATTATATAGTAGGAGTAACTCAATCTGGATTCATTAAGAAAGTACCTGTAGAAGATTCTATCTCAATTGGTTCTATAGGAAAAGGTAATGATGGTTCACTATTTGTATTCAATATTAATAATGCAGAAAGCTTATTGATTATTGATGGTAGTGGATATGTATCAAAGATAGCAGTATCAAGTTTACCTGATATGGCTTATGAAGATACTGGTGTAGAGTTAAGTAGATTCTTTACAGTAAATGGAACAGTAAAAGCTGTTATGGAACTACCATCACCAGAAATCTTTAATATTCAGAATGAGAATCTTGGTATAATATTCATTACTAAGAATGGATTAGCTAAGAGAGTTCAGTTATCTGAGTTTAAGAATATTACTGATAATAAGCAAGCAATTAAATTAACTGACAACGATGAAGTAGGAGCTGCTATATTTACATTAGATAATAATGCAGATATAATTATTTCTACATTTAATGGTAATGGTATTAAGTTGCCGTTAGATGAGATTAGAAATTATGGATTATCAGCTCAAGGGTTAAATATGATAACTTTACAAGATGATGATTATATTGTAAATGCTTCATTAGTAAATAAGAGTGATAAGTATTTATTGTATGTAACTACATCTGGTAGAATTAAATTGACTGAAATGAAATATTTCCCTACTATGGAAAGAAGAGGAGAACCTGTTAATCTTATAGCATTAACTGGAAAAGAATCTTTAATAGGAGTAATAGGAGTTAATAAGAATAATAAAGTTATAGTTTATAAGAAGAAAACAGACCCAGAAGTTATTGAAGTAAAATCATTAGATATTGATACAAGAGTATCTAAAGGTAGAAAGTTAGTTAAGACTGGGTCAGGTAATGAGATAGTAGGATTTAAAGTATTTAAGTAAAAAATGGTTGGATACAGGATGGTTACGAGTCATCCTGTATCCAATTAGTTTTATTGAAAAATAAAACTAAAAAAGAGGGCTTTTTGACCTATTGAAATCTCAGTTCAATACGTATCGCAAATGTATATTTGGGTTTGATGAAGTGGGAACAAAATAGGGAGAACAAGAAAACCACTTCATCCTAATTAATAGTTTAAAAATTATTATTTAATTTTTTTATATTCAGTGAGCCCCTAGAAACATCATAATAAACTTGGTGTATAGTGTTATTATACACCCAAATACATTAAAATGAAAGGGTATAGATTATGTCAATTGATATAGAAAGAATCATTAACGGTACTCCCGATAAGAGAATTGTTAATGCTTATAATACTCTAAAGAATGATTATACAGAAGAAAATGCTGGAAGATATAAAGAAGTATACTCAAACGAACCAATTAGTTCTATATTAGATAAGGCTGAGATAATATTCTCTGAACCATATTTCGGTACTGATTTTTTTATTAAATTGGTTGAGGCTAATAGTTGTATCTGGTTTACTAGATATGAGGATATATACAACAAAATATCTAACTTCTATGATACTTATATTAGTAAGATGAATGGAGTCCAGAAAGAGAAATTAGCTATATTACAAGATACAATGCATAGAAGACTTATTGAATCAGGTAATGTAATAAATTATGCTTATTATATTAGAGATAATATCGGTGATATAGAATCTGATTTATTAGATGCTGTTACCGAAGAAAAGACTATGGTTGTAGAAGATACAATTATAGAAAACATCGATAATATAATAGTATTATTTACATATCTACCATATGTAGCAAATGTCTTTCATCCAGAAACTCTTGATAAAATAGCAGAGCATCTATTAGAAGCTTGTGATATAAATAATGACTTTGATAATGATATGTGGTCTACATATATCGAATGTGTCATTATGGCTAATAAGTTATCTAAAGATAAAGGATGGTTAGAAGCTGTTCACAATAATATCAATAATAGAAGTTTGAGACAACTCTTAAGAGAATTCATTAATACTGATTTAAATGAAGTAATTAGTAATATGAATATCAAGAGAGTTAAGAGTGTTCCTCATCATGTTTCTATAGAATCTGCTATTGATGACCAATTGCTTAATATGGAATTTGGTGATATGAATTTTGAAGAGAATTCAGTTACTAAAAAAGGGTTTGAGGATTATACAAGAATTGCTTTTGAAAAAACTTCTGAGCATATCGGTATAGAATATTCTTATACCAATAATACAGAATCAACTATCGAAGGATATTCTCTTTTTCGAGAAGCCTGCTCATTAGATGATGCTTATACATATATAAGTGCATTTGTTGAAGCAGAAGAAACAAACTTCGAAGTAGATAATAAAGATAATAGGGATTATTTGGCTAGTACAGCAAAGGCTCCTAAGACAAAAGAATCTAATTCTGGGAGTAGTAGAGATTATGTAGCTACTAATTCTAAAGCACCTAAAGCAAAGAATGTTGCTAATAGTATCCAGTATAAAGCAATGGATGCTGAAGCAAAACAAATGGCTTTATTTGGTAAAGTAGCTAGAACAGGTCAAGATGTTGTTAATGCTGGTAAAGCAGTAATGGCACTCCCAATGAATGTTGTAAAAGAGATTAAAAAAGTATCTGATGATTTAGATAAAGCTGATGATAATAGAAGAAAAGCTTTTATGACAGACCCAGGGTTTAGAAAGAAATCTTTTCATAACTTGAAGATGGCTATTATGTACGGTACTGCTGTACAGATTAATTTAGCTTTACTTCCTATATTATTAATAATAAGGCATTTTAGTAAGGATAAAGATATTCGTATTAGAAATGAACTTATTAGAGAAATAGAGACAGAAATTAAAGTATGTGAAGAGAAGATAACTGATGCTAGTTCAGCTGGTGATAATAAAGAGAAGTATAGACTTATAAGAATTAAGGAAAAACTTTTAGCAGAATTAGCTAGAGTTAAATCAAACTCTAAGTATGTATAAATTCATAGAAAGGAATTTACTATGATAATTACTACTTATACTCAAGAAGAAAATAAGTATGGTCGATTCTTCTTAGCTACTGAAGCTAAACCTCATGTTAGTCATGTACATAAAAATACTAAGGTATTAAATATATCACCTAATAGAGGAAGAAGAATTGATTTCAATAAAGCTGCTGGTGGTGATGAAGACTATGAAGAAGACGACACCACTCCAGCAGAAGATGAAGACATGGATGATACTGATTTCAGTAATATGAGTCTGGAAGATGATGAAGATGATGACGTAGGTGATGATGAAACAGTTCTTGATACAGACGATACTGATTTTGGTGACATTGATGTAGATGATGAAGAAAATACTACCGATGACATGGGAGATGGTACAGATGGACCAGATACTGGAGATAATACTGACTTTAATACCGATGATGGGGGCGAAACTCAAGGAGATGCTCCCGATACTGGTGACGCTGATAGTGGGGGCTCTGGTGATTCCCCTGATACTGGCGATGGTACTGACTTTACTGATACCAATGGAGACGAAGGTGGAGATGGATCAGATCCTAACGGTGATAACCCTGATACTAATGATGATCCTAATACTGATAATGAGGATGGGGAAAAAGGACCGGGATTAGAATACGCCTCTACTAGAAAATATGCATTATTTTTGAATTATGAAATTTTGTTAAATGCACTGACTAATTATATTAATAAGCTTGAGAATAATATAGGTGATGATATAAATACTAATAAGATACTTAAAGCTGCTTGTACTAAATTAAGAGAGATAAAAGATTTATGTTATGAGTATATGCTAATGAAGTTTGAATTAGATACTTATGTTAAAGCTTTACTATTCTATCAAAATGCTGTTATTATGATTCAATCAGTATTTACTCTATTAAAGAGAATAAAAGTTCATAAGAATAAATTAATAGATATGAAAAATGGCAAAAAGCCTGTCGCTAACAAGCGAACATTGAAATAAATAAATTTTAAATTGTAGTATTCTATAGGTTTTATAGTGGTTATTGAAATAACATATAAAAACACATATATAATTTATAGGA